GCAGCAAATTTAAATCAAAATGATAATTGTATAGCTATTGGAAGTATTGCTGGTTATGATTCACAAGGTCCAAATTCAATAGCTATTGGTAATTATGCAGGTACTGATTCACAAGGTCCAAATTCAATAGCTATTGGTAATTATGCAGGTGCTGATAATCAAGGTGAAAATTCAATAGCTATTGGTAATTGTGCAGGTAAAACAAATTTGTCTGCTAATTCCATTGTGTTAAATGCAGATTCTAATGAATTAAATCCATTAACTAATGGATTATTTATTAACCCAATAAATGAAGACATATCTGGTTCAATTCCTTTTTTATTAGGATATAATAATATTTCAAAAGAAATAACATATAATGTTAATAAAACTTTTGTTATACCACATCCTAAATCTGAATCAAAATATTTAGTTCATGCATGTTTGGAAGGTCCAGAAGCAGGAGTTTATTATAGAGGTAAAGCTACAATTATTAATAATTATAGTATTGAAATTGTTTTACCAAATTATGTAGATTCATTTGCATATAATTTTACTGTTCATATTACGGCTATTTTTGATGGAGAAATTAAAACATTTGCCACATCAGAAGTTGCAAATGGTAAATTTATAGTATATGGACCAAACGGTTCATTTAATTGGGTAACATATGGTCAAAGAGGTAAAATTGAGGTAGAGCCAAATATTTCAGATGTTCAAGTTAATGGTAATGGACCTTATAGATGGATTGAATAAAAAAAATAATTTTAATAATATAATTATTACAGTTAAATAATTTATATAAAAATTGAAAATGATATATAATATTTTCATTTTATATGCTATTTTTTTGATGAAAACAAATATTACAAATTCTAATTTAATTAAATTAGAAATAAATAAAAGTGTTTCAATAAACACTAAACCAAAATCAAATAAAAAAATATTTCAAAATTATGTGTCTGTACCATTTGTTGTAACATTATTATGTATAACATCGTGGGTTTTTGGATATGGTAATTTAGATTTGATAAGATATTGGTATGGATTTTCATTAACTTGTTTATTAGGAATAAGAGCATGTGAATTTATTGAAATTAAATATTACCATTTTTTAACCGAAATGTGTTATTATATAAATGTGATTTCAATATTTGTTGTTTTATTTGATTATGATGTTAGAATTATTTATCCTTTTACACACGGACCGTTATTATTATATTGTATAATGTTTGGAGATGCACCTATTCCAGATCGTCTAACAAGAGTTTTGACATATGTTATACATAGTTATTCTGCACTAGTTTCAAGAAAAATATATTGGACAAAAAATTATGATAATCCACCAATAAATAATTTTAATTCTTTTATGGGAGAATTGAAAATGAGTACAAAAATTTATTTGATATGGTTTATAACTTATTCAATATATTTAATTTGGTATAATGGTGAATCTGATACTATGATTAAATATATTTTTAAATTTGAAAAAAATACGAAACCAGATTTAAAGTTAAAATTATTGTGGTTGGGAATACATTTTATTGTCATTTTATTAGGATGTTGTTTTGGAATTATATCCAAGTATAATTATTGGTTTAATCTTTTTATTATACTTGTTCTTTTTGCATTTAGCATATATAATACTGGAAAATTTTATTACAGACAATTACAAAAAAATAATTGATTTTTTTTTATTTAAATTTATAATTATATAATTAATTATATTTATGAATACAATAGAAAACAATACCACTCAAGAACCTAACACTCAAGAATCTACTCCTCAAGAACCAAGTACTCAAGAACCAAGTACTCAAGAACCTACTCCTCAAGAATCTACCACTCAAGAATCTACCACTCAAGAATCTACTCATCAAGAACCAAGTACTCAAGAACTTAATTCTACTCCTACACCTCAAGAACCTACTTCCACACCTCAAGTTCCAGTTTCTCAAGAACAAACACAAGAATTAAAAGACAAATTAGATGATATTAAAGAACCATTAATTACAAAGCCAAAAACTAAATCTGAATATATTGAAATTATTGAATTGATTAAATTGATATTATTAACCAATGAAAAATTTAATGAAGAAATGACTAAAGCAAAAATATCAATTCAACCTACCCAATCATCCCAAATAAAAAATATTCTTAATTATTTAATACAAGAAACTAATGAACCAACACCTTTGGATTATATTGTTAGTGAATCTCTAGTTATTTTATCAGATAATAAAATAGAATTATATGAAATTCCCAAATTAGTAAATGTGATTCATGAATCACTAAAAAATATTAAGGTTATCAAAATATCCACAAGTGACGTTGGTATTTTAATTAAATTAATATTATTTGTATTAATTGAAACTAAAACAATTAAAATTGAATCAAAAGAGTATGAATTAATTTCAAAAGTGATTGATTCCTCAATGATTTTATTAAATAAATCTGTTGAAATCAAAGTTACTAAAATGAATAAATGCGTGTGTTTTTAAATTTGTAAATTAATAATATTTACATATAAAAATTGAATTTGTTAACTAATAATCATTATTTAATTAATGATTATTCAATAAAATTTTGTTAATAAGATGGATGAAATAAAAAATAAAAATACAATTTTAGATGAATTAAATGAATCTTTAGGCTATAAATCAAATCCATCAGTTGAATATTTAATAACAAAACCATATGGATTGGTTAAATTACCATTTGGTCTTGGTTCAATAAATTATAATTGGTTTGGACATTCAGCTTTAAGGTATACAACACCTGAAGGTAAAGATATTGTGGTAAATGTGGAAGCAAAAGAAAAAGGAAAAAATTTTATACAAATTTATGATGCGAATGAATATTTATTTGGAACTAAAAGCGCTCAAAAAGGTATATATCAAAGAGATATTGTAGGATTAAGAATTGAAAATGTTTCTCAACTTGATATTAAATTAATGCACAATTATATAATGGATTTAAAATCTAATAATAATAATTCGCAAGATAAAGTAAGATTTAATATAATTTTAGGTCCAGTACTAAATTTATTTGGTAATTTTATAAATAATTTTCCAGAATATGGTAATTGTGACAGATTGACTAGTTCTATGTTATTTAAGGCAGGTTTAACTACTAATTATTTTGTATGGCCAAAAACTCTATTTATAAATATGTTTGAAAATTATTCAAAAACAAACATAAAAGAATTGACCAATATGAATGTGATATATTATGAACGTGCTGAAAATGTATCAAAGCCTTTTTATGGAGTTAAAGATAGACCTGTATGGTTTGAAAATTCAGTTGCACCATTTCAATCAGTACGAAACTATTTTTATGGTAATCTAAAACATTTTTCAAAAGCAATAGTAAAAATAGATCCAAAATTAAATATTGCCAAAATAGAAATTAAACCAGAAGAACAAGTTTCAAAACCAAATAAATTAAGAAATATATTTAATTCAAAAATATTTATTTGTTCTTCTGTAATCGCTAGTATAATTGTTTATAAAAAAGGATTTAAAATGATACAATATCATCTTAAAAAATATAAAAAATAAATTTATATTTTAATACCAACATAATACCCAAGTCATTTTTATATGAAAATATTTTTTGTAGCATTATAGTTTTGTATAATTTGATTGGATGTTAATACAGCTGTGTAACCTAATACATAACCAATACTACCACCATATGAATATGATGGATAATCTGATTCATTTCCAATTAATATAGCTGTATTAGCTACAGAGTTACCTGAATTACAAGTTCCAGAAATAACTTTTATTCCATTAACATATAAAACAACAGAACCAGTTGACTTTTGTCTTGTTACAGAAACAAATGTCCAAATTCCAGTATTTACTTTAGTTGTGGAAGAAATTGTTTTGTCGCTGGAACCACCATCCCCATAAGAAATATATCCTAAATTATTTATTCCAAATCCAAAATCATTTGATAAACCACCTCGTTCAGCCGAAATAATACACATTAAAGTAAAGTGACTACTACTATATCCAATTCCAGTAGTTTTTATCCAAACACAATATGTAAAATCATCACCAATACTAGGTGGATTTGATGTGAGAGTAATTTTATTACCAACAGGCGTTGTTGAACCAATATAATAAGATATAAAATTAAAACATTTAGGTGTTATTGAATTAAATGTTGGAAGAGGATTAGAACCTGATGTTCCTAATGTACCGTTATATGTACTATAACCAGAAGCTAAATTAAACCAGGTTGTTCCTGAACCAGGATAACTTGCAGAATTATTAGCATCAAAATAAAGAACAAGATTTGTTGTAATAATAATACTATTTGAATTAAATATTTGGGCTAAATCATATCTAATCCCATTAATTTCACAATAAAAATTAGTTGGATTAGAAGTTCCAGAATATGTTGAATTTATTGTAAATATTTGAGTCAAATCATAAGTATTTGAATTATATGTTATTTTATAACCAGAATAAATTAGAGGATTCGAAATAATTGTGGAATTTAATTGAAATATATTTATTAAATCTGTAGGTGTTGGGTAATATGAATTTATTACAATATAATTTGTATAAGTTGGTAATGACATCATATAATGTATCAATAAAATAAATTTTCAAACAAAGACATTAAAAAACATATTAAAATTATATTTAGTTATAAGGAGATGAATCTAAATACATCAAATGTTCTGTTAAGTTTAGGTTTTTTTCTTCAAGATAAGTTATTTTATTATTTAACAAATTAATTTTATTTTTATACAATAAATAAGTAAAAATACTTCCAAATAATATACCTGAAATAAAGTAAAAAAAATTATTTGACAAATTATTCATATCTATATCTAAATTATTTATATATAAAAATTTTATATTGTTATTTAAGATTACACCATACTTTTATATTAGACATATTTTCATTTTGAAAAAATTTTCAACTAATTCTTTTTTATATTTTTGAGAAAAATGTGTTAGAATCCATTGGATTTGAGAATTTGATTGAACTAATGGTTTTAAATTTGACCAAGCCATATGTTTTTTTTCTTTAGCATGTGGTAAATCTTCGTCTAGAATAAATGAACATTCAATAATTATATTAGGATATTTTAAAATTTCCTTTATTTGATAAAAATATTTCTTCTGTTGTATCACCAGAGAAAAAAAATTCTGGATTTATTACTTTTTCGGTAATTTCAATACCAGAAAATTTTAACTCCTTTATTTGTTCAGGTTTTAATCCAGTATATTCAGCTTTTAATTTATTTTTAATAATAGAAATACCATAACCTACACAAGGAACTGAATGAACACAAGAAAAAAATTCCAATAAATGTGGTTGTTTTCCTAAAATAATTTCAATTTCAGGAGTATTTTCATCCACACCTATAATTTCATAATTTTTTAAATTTTGTATTTCTAAATCAAAATTATCTTGTTCTGGATTGGGACTAGCAAGAGCAAACATACTTGAAATATAATTTTCAATTTGTTTAGTAATTTGGATTGGGCAAAAAATTTATATTGGGGGAGAATTTGGATTTTTAACATAAAGATGAAATGGTAAATTGGCTATATGGTCTCCATGTCCATGTGTTATTAAAATATATTTAGGTTGAAATGGAGCTGATATACCAGCATCTAACATTAAATCAGGTTGAACAAAAAAGTTTGTTCTTAATCCAGCAATTGAATAACCCTGAATTGTTTTGGTAGTACTAGCTAATTGGTATGAAGCAATTTCTGTCCAAGGTTTCCATAATTGAATATAATCACTCATTATAAAATTATTAAATATCCTTAAATACCAAGTCTTTATTAAATAAAATCAATTTTTATTTATAACTAAAAAAATAAAAATCTATACAGTATATCTAAATTCAATTGATAAATTATCATTTTCAAATTTATTATATAATATTAGTTCATCTAAAATCCAATGAAATAAAGCACTACCAGCAGCATATTCTTTACCAAAAGAATTTAATTCAATCAAATATGGTTTTAAATCTACAATAGCAAAATCAAATGTATATGAGCTAATCCAATTAATACTATTTATCATTGTGGAATAAAAATAATTAACAATTATATCTAATTTTTTTTTTAGTTCCAATTCAAAATTCGAATTATTTTTATCTTCGCTAAATAATCTCGAATATAAATTTTGTTGTGATATAGCAGTAATTTTATTTTCAAAAACAAAAACTCTAAATTCATCTTTTGGTTTAATTTCAATCCAATCTATTAAATATATAATCAATTCAGTAGTATCCAAATATATTGGAGTATGTCCACTAATACAACTGGTAATTGATTCTAATATTTGTTTGAATGAATAATAAGGTCCTTCCTTATGTTGACCATATTTTAAACTTACATTATTAACCCTAACAAAATATCCCTTATCACTAAATATTTTTGGATATAATTTATCTAATTCAGATGATATTGCATCAATTTCATCCCGATATAATTCTGTAAATTTACCTGTTTGACATCCTATTTCATATGCTTTTTTTAACCATCCTATCCAAGTTGGATTTATAATTTTTATTTCAATATAATTTGGTCTAAACAAACTAATCCATTTGGAAGTATTGGTATGAGATAAAATTTTATCATAATCTAGAGGTCTCTCATCTCCAACCCAATGATTATTTGAATTAAATTTAGATTTATCATATTGAACTATATCATCTAATTTAATTGGATTAATTATATAATTATATTTATTCATGAAATTATTAAATGTTTATAATAATTTATATGTATAATTATTAAATAAAATCAATTTTTTATTGTTCATCATTAAACCATTTTAATGAATTTTCTATAATTTCTTCTTTTAAATACCATCCTAAACTCCCATGACCATAATGATTTTTAATTTCATGATATATTACTGTTAAATTTTGATTAGTATTTGTTATTATGGGAAAACAGTCGTTAAAATTAGGTATGTATAAATCACAAGTTGTACCATAAAATTCATAAAATCTTTTTCCGATATTTACAGGTTCATTTATCATTTTTTTTAAATTGTCATTAACATTTGATTTTGTGGAAAGTTCACAAATAATGTCTTTATCTAAAAATAATTTTAAGGGAATTTTAAATTTATCAATAAGAATAGAACCACCATATGCCCCAGCGACGCAAGTTAATTTAATTTTAATATCTAAATTTCTTAATCTTGTTTCTATCCAACTTCCTATTCTACATCCATTAGAAAACGCAATTATATGAATTGGTTTAGAAGGATACATACTAATATAATCTAATATTAATGAATATAAGGGTTTAGCAGCTTTTTTAAGAGAACAGTTACCATTATTTAAAATAACAGGTAATATTAATTCAATTTTAGAATTTAAATTAAAAATTTTTTTTGAAATATCAAAACCAAAAGTTTTGTGAGAACAAAATAATCCACATATTACAACAATTAAACCAATATTATCAGATTTCCAATTTTTTTTTTATATTTATTATTAGTATCTAAATAAACCAAGTTTTCATTAGAACTAATTAAATGAGGAAAAATATAATAATAATGTTTATTAGTATTATATAATGTTAACAATGTATCAATTATTCTTTGTGTTTTCTTTTTTTTTTTATTTTCTTGTTCAAAATTAATTATTAAATACTTATTTTCCATAATATATAAATTTTTATTATATATATTTATTTTATAAAAATAATTGTATTTTTGTTAAAATATTATTGAAATATCATAAATATATTATTATTTAATATATAAAATAATAGTATAATCATTTACTATTCTTTTTAATATTTATATATGCGTTTAAAAAAAAATAATATAAGTGCTTTTTTTTTTACAACCAAAAAATATATAATTTATTTTATTATTATATATAATATGAAATTTTCTGGCAAATTCAAAGGATGCGTTAGAGAAACCATTGTTTGTTCTAAAGGTGTCTCTGAAAGTGAATACAAAGCTGCATTAAAAATTAAAAATGTTAACTGCTCACAAAAAACTGCTTATTTAATTGATGTTAAAGATCAAACTGGTGAATACCAAAACTTAGCCTATATGGAAGATTCTGAAAAACCTGTTTTAAGATCTCCAACTGATGGTGCTAATGGTTTAACTAGTACTTATTTTGAAGGAAAATATTTAATTCATCAACTTAGTTACCTTAAAACTAATTTAAAAGGAGATAAAGAATGGGTTGTTAAATATTATAAATTAAAACAATGTTAAATTATTCCTTCTAGTTATATTTTTTCATTCTAATTATTTTGTTAAAAGTTGAATAAAATAATTAATAATTAATAATTAATAATTAAGTAAATACATAATATATTATTATAATAAATAAAATTATTATGATAAAAAATTCAATAAAATTATTTAGTAATTTTACGTATATGGATTATGTTGTTATGCATTATTTAAATAATAATATAAATTTATTTGATGATAATCAATTTATTAAAGAAATATTTAGGTCATATTGTATAAATTCAAATAATAATATGGTTATGTACTTGTGTGAAAATAATAGTATATTAAATAATGGCTTATTTAATTCTACCTATTATATTGATACATTAACATTAATGTGTAAAAAATCTACTTGTTCAATTGTCAAATGGTATTATGAAAAATTTTTTCAATCAATTGATTTATCAAATATCACATTTATATTTGAAAGTATTCATAATCAAGACACTGATGTTTTTAAATATATTTTATCAATATCTAAAAATTTTTATTCGCAAAATCAATATGAAAGAATATTTTTATATTGCATAAAAAATTTTTACATTAAATTTGTCAAATTAATATATAATGAATTTCCAAATATAAATTTAATGATTATAAATGGAATTAGTTTACATAATTCTTTAGATATTTATACACCATTACATATTTTAAATTGGCTTAAAGAAATAGCATATGAAAAAAGTTTTGAAATAAATGTTAATATAGATAATACAATTAATATAAATAGGATAATAAATATTTATCGGATTGATAAAAAATTAATAGATGAACTTAAAAGGCTTAATATAAATTTAGTTTCTGAAGAATGTGTTGTTTGTTTTGAAAATCAAACAAATGTAATAACAAATTGTGGACACAAATTTTGTATCGGATGTATAAAGAGTTGGTGTAAAAAAAATTATTCTTGTCCAATATGTAGAAATTCTGATAATAAAATTAAATTTTATTGGCTAATTGATAATTAAAATTATTCGCAAATTAAATTTCCCATATTATTCACATTAATACTGTCACAATCATTATTATCTTTTATACATTTTTTTAAATCTAATTGTGTTGAAACAAAGGTATTGTCAGAAATATCTGCTATACATAAAGCATTTAATGTATTATCTTTAAATTCTATATTATTACATTTGGTTTCAAAAGGTCCTGTTGGTTTATTATTACACAATACAAATTTTTCTTTATATATTAATCCACCAATATAAATTAGTATTAATAATATCAATAATATTATTATCAAAATCATTTTATAATAATATTGATAAATATAATATTTATAAAATATATTTTAAATAAATTCTTGTTCAATTTCGTGTGTTGAATCAAATGGAAAAATTTTTATAAAATATTTTTTAAATAAATAATCAGGTTCTTTATAATTAATGTATGCGGAAAATTTTTTATCAAAAACACTATACCATCCTGTATTCATATAGGAAGGATTTAATTTTTTTAATCCATCTATTCTTTTAACATTAAAATATGTATCAAAATATTTTTTTATAAATGTTAATTTATTGGGATTAGAAACAAATAATTTTGTAAAGCTAGTTGAACCCAAACAAGCACCATCATATATATCCCAAGTTATATTATAATAATCAACAGAATGTGATTTTATTAATTTAACATTATGAAATTTTTCATTTAAATTTGAATTTCCAAAATCAGTTATTTTTGGCATAAACATTTCAACAGGAACATCAAATATCATTGATTTATAATGATATCTATAATATCTATTTGATTTTGGTTTCTTTATACCTAGAATATTTCTCATAAATAAATCACGATGAAAAAACCAAGGATATATTTGTTTTGTTTTTAATAGGGTATAAAATATTTGAAAAAAAAATATGTCTAAATAATATTTAATTTTAGTTGTATTTAACCTTGATATTTCTTCTATAAATTGAGTACAAGAATAATTACAGTATTCCATTGAAAGAACAAAATATTCTTTATCTAATGATTTAATTGGATGTTTTTTATATAATTCTACACATAATTTACTTTTATCTTTTTCTAACATAAAATCAATAAATCCAGGACAAGCCCCAAAAACTTTATTTATATTGGAACAAATATTATATCCATAAAATTTTACGTAATGAGGTGATATACCTTTATCAACAATATACTTTGATATATTTTTACCGATATTTATTTCATTAATAGTTTTTTTCTTTTCTGCTTCAATAGCTTTTTTATAGTCTGAACTTAATTTATTATAATAGAATGGAAAAAATTTATAAGCACGTTTGTCTTGTGTTACTACAATTATTGTATTGGAACCACCTGAACCAAAATATATTTTATCATCTGATTTTATAGAACATTTACCAATTGGTTTTAAATCAGTCATTATTAAATACAATAAATATTATATTTTTATTGAAAATAAAAATAACATATATTAATCTATTTTGGTTCGTAATAACTTTTATAATTTTTATGATATATTTTTTTGTTATTTTTCAAATTGTATTTTTTTTATATTTTTAGGAAATTTTATATTTTCAATTTCTAAAAAAAAATTATGTGATAAATTTATATATGTCAAATTTTGTGGTAAATTATTAAGATTAATAATCATATTATTTATACAAATCAAATCAATTAAACTATTTGGTAAATTATTAAGTGAAACTATTTTATTGTATGAACAATTTAAATGAATTATAGTTTCAGGTAAATAATCTAAATTTGATAACAAATTAGTTGAACAATCTAAATTGGATAATCCTATAGGAAGATTATTTAATATTTTAATTTGATTATTTGAACAATTTAGTACTTTTAATTTTGCAGGTAATTTATCAAGTAATTTGATTTGATTAAATGAACAATCTAAATTTGTTAATTCACTAGGTAATTTAGAAAAAGATTTTATTAAATTTAATTTACAATTCAATACATTAACATTATCATTTAAACCAGAAATTTTTTTTATCTGATTAACTTGACAATCAATTGTAATTATATTTTTAAATTTTTTCAAATTTAAAATTCCTTCTAATTCATTATCTGATATATTTATTTCTGTAGTATCATTATTTATTTCTTCTAATAAATCTTTTGTTTTGTCTTCCATTTACTTTTACTTTTATATATTGATAAATTTTTATAATCAATTAATTATAAAAATAATTATGTTAACTTGAAAATCTATAGAAATTTAATATTATCTAATTGATTTTTCTAATAAATCTTTAAAATATTCTAAAAATACTTTTTGAATTGTTTGGATATGTTTATCCAATTCATACCAATTTAAACACATTTTATTTACTATTCTTTTTAAAACTTTATACACTAACTTTTTTGTTATAACGTTTTTTTCTAAATATTCTACTCTTAATTCAATTTCCTTATCAGTTTCAGATGCTAAATTATTAACATTATATTCTCCAATCGATTTAATTAATTGTGGTTTGGAATCAACAATTTTTACAAATGCTAATATGGGAAATAATTTCGTATATAACCATTCATCAACTAATTTATAGTACACAAATTTAGAAATTGTTTTTTGAACTTGCTTAGATGTATTTAAATTTTGATTAAATTTATTTATTTGACTAATTTGATTATTAACCCAATTTAATTTATTTAATTGGTTTAGCTGGTCTAGTGTATTTAATGAATTTAATTTGATATTTGGTTGGGTAGATAATGGATTTAAAATATTTAATTGGGATTGGGTTTGAGTTGGAACCAATGGATTATAATTATTAATAATAGGTATTTGTATTCCAGTAATTTGATTTTGTTTTACCTCAATCGCATATAGATTTTCAAATATTTTAACCGTATATAAAAATTGTCCTGAATTTAACAAATTAGGTAATTCAAGCGAATAAACCAAACCTCTTAAATTATTTACAAAAAGTGTTTTTATTTCATTTACACCCATATCTCCACGTGGATATCTATTAGTGGTTATATTTCCATTTAAATAAACTGGTTCTCCAATATTAAATAACATTATAATATATTTAGGTATATAATAAATTATTATAAAAATATTTTTTAATTATAAATAGTTTATAATCTAATTTTTTTATTCATTAAATATTTGTGATTACCTGATTTGAGTAAAAATTTGGTATTTTTTGGAATATTTTTAAATGTATCTAAACATTGTGATCCATAATAATCTAATTCATCCTTAATAACAATAAATTTAATGCTAGATGGAATATTATTATTATTTAATAAAAGTTTTGAATCCAACTCAAGATAAATTATTGATCCTGGTAAATAATCCAAAGTCTGATTAAATTTCATACCTAAACTAAGAATTTTTACCGGAGGTAAATTATTTATCTGTTGATTAAAATTAACACCAAATATCAATTTAATTAATTTGGGAGGTAAATTATCAACAGACTGATTAAAACCATTACCAAATATTAATTCTTTTAATTTTAAAGGAAGATTTAATACCAATTGATTAAACATATCATTAAAAATTATTGATTTAATATGTGGGGGGAATAAATCAACTGAACCATTAAATCTATTTACGTGAGTTGGTTTCAAATAAGATGGATAATATTTTTTTTAATAATATTTGGGTCATAAAAATCATGATAATCAACAAATTCAACATAAAATACATTAGACATTTTTTTAACTATTTTATCATCAATCGGACCTGTAAAAGTGTTAAAAAAATATATTGTTTTATTAAATTTTTCAAAACTCATAGTGGACAGATATTATATTTTATATTATAATATTTTTAATAATTTTCATCTTTTTATATAATAACTTTATTCTAAAATGTTAATCATTTTTGGAATAATACGAGCAATTGTTTTTATATTGTATCCACCTTCTAATACAAACATTACAGGTTTATCAAAAAGAAGAAAGAGAAAAGGAATTTAAATATTATTGTAAAGAATGTGACTATGGTTGTTTTTATGAAGAAATAATGAATAAACACAATAAAACAATAAAGCACAAATATAATATAATGTTAGTAAAATAAATTATTGAATATTTTACAAAAAAATATAAAATATTCATTCCTTCTAATGGATCATCTTTATGAGCATCAAATCCTAAAAAAACAATAATTAAATCTGGATCTTTTTCTTGAATATAAGGAAATACTTGGGAATCTAAAATAGCTTGATAATAATCATCAGTTATGTATTCTCTTGATTCTAAATGTGGTGTCATTTCTAAAGGTATATTTAATATATTTAAACCTAAATTTGATTTAGAACCTGTTCTAGGATAAATTACTTTACCAAATCCATGAACAGATACAAAAGATATGGATGAGTCTGGATTTGCTTCAATTAATTGTTGTGTTCCATCTCCATGGTGAAAATCCACATCCAAAATCAAAACTTTATTAAAACCTATACTTTGAGCATATTTTGCTCCAATATAAACATTATTAAACACACAAAAACCATTTGGATCATTATTACAATGGTGTCCTAGTGGTCTTACCAAACCAAATGAATATTTAATATCGGTATTAACCATTTCATCTAATAAATTTTTAATAACTTGAATTGCTTCTAAGGCTATATCAAATGTATAATGAGTATAATATGTATCAACTGAAGCATATGAATAAATGTTATCATAATTCAAATCTATATCACAACTAACACATTCCAATTTATTCTCAATAGCTTCCTTAAATGTTTTTTTATTGGAATTACCAAATGTATTTTTTCCATTACAATTTCTACAAATAAATATATTCGATTTAAAATTTTTCATCCTTTCAATATAATTTTTATTATGAGTTTGACTAATCAGTTCTAATAATTCGGTAGTATCTGGGTTTGTAACATTAGGGATAAAATATTTATCTCCAAATTCTTTTTTTAATATATCAATGCAAAGATTAACTCGTTCAGGTTTTTCCGCTACACAAAACTTTATAATTTCTTATAAAGTTTCATTTACCGATTGTAGCAATCGGAATATATTTTTTTTATTTTTCTTTATTATAAATGTTTATTGAAGCATTTATATCTCTATCTAATTTTATATCGCAACTTTTACAAGTATATATTTTTGATGAACCAACATTATTTATTTTTTGACAACAATGACATCTTTTTGAGGTTTCATATTCATTTATCTCTTTATAAATACAATTAAATTTTTCACACTGATTTTTTAATATCATTCTAAATTTATAATGAGATATAGAATATAGTAATCTTTTATTTAATTCATTTATATTTGACTTTTCATTATTTACAATACTTCTGGTACTTAACTTCCCTATACATATTGTATTAAATTTTTTACATAAAAAATTACTTGATTTCCAATGTAAATCATTTATGATATTTGATATTTTTTCATATATTTTTGTTATACCTTTTTTATATTTTTTTTCACTTAATTCATTCGTATCTTTTAAACTCGTTATTTTATCTATTTTATTATAATAAGGTAATAATATTGATTTTATATCTGTTCCTATTTCATATACATTATTTTGACTATAAATTGTTAAAAATGTTCTTATACCTCCATCAATACCACATTTATTTTCTTCTTTTATTCTGTTATTTATATTGTTTTTAACTTTTTTAATACTTTGTTTTTTTTCAAAATTTATTTTTGATTTTTTTATATAATTGTCAAAATTATTATCTAATTTTTTTATTTCAACAGGTATTAATACAAAATATTTATTGTAATATTTATCATATTGTAATGTAAATGTTTTATCAATATCTTGTAATTTAAAATTATTTTCAGTTTTCATTTCATTAAGTATTGATACGCAAAATCCATTTTTATTTTTTGATATTAAATTAGATTCTATTATTAAGTTTTTTCTTCTTTTATCTTTATTCAAAGGTCTTATTCTAAAATCTTTAATATTTTTATCTTTCATATTAGTTATGCTTGATTTATACATAGAAACATTATGTTTAATAGCTTCATCTAATAAATGTTTATTGATTTTAGTTTCATTTGATAATTGTTCTTTATATTTGCTCATTTCTTTATCTCTAATATCTCTAAAGTTAATGTATTTAAAATTTTCCTTTATCAATTTATCATCTTTTAATATTTTTGAAACAATAAATTCATTTGTTTTATTATAAACATCAATATAATTATTGAACCATTTATTTAATATATTTTTTTGTTTATCTGAAGGGAAAATTTGAATTTTTTTAGTTCTTATAATAGTTTCTTCACAAATATCAACAAAAGTTTTAAATTTAATTTTATTTGGATTTTCTAAATTTAAAATATCAAACCAAGAATTGCTATTAATATTTTCTTTTTTAAATTTGATTTTTGGAAACCATAAATTATTAATTTTAATAACCATATATATATAATATTATAATATATTATAATTTTAAATATATTTAATTATATAAAATTTTATAATAAAATATTAAAAATTATCTATATATTTTTTTAAAAAAATAATTTAAATATATAAGTATATAAATATTTATTTGTGATGAATAAAGATAATAAATATGTTGGTGGAAAACAAGCATGCGAAATTTTAGGTGTTCATATGCAAACATTATATAATTGGGAAAAAGCAGGTAAAATAGAAATAATAAGACATTCTGAAAAAGGTAAAAGATTTTATAATGTAGAAAAATATTTAAATGAAAATAAACAAAAAACAGAAAAAGATTTAAAAAAAGAAGAACAAGAAGTAAATGTTAATTTAAAAAATGATGATAAAAAAAAGAATATTTGTTATGTAAGAGTATCAACAGTTGGACAAAAAGATGATTTAGAAAGACAAAAAGAATACATGAAAAAAAAATATAAAAAATATGAAATTATAGAAGACATAGGTTCAGGAATAAATTTTAACAGAAGAGGTTTAAGAAAAATAATAGAATTATCAATAGATGGAAAAATAAATAAATTAGTAGTAGCTCATAAAGAT